TGTTAGTTGTCTCCGACAACAAAACATAAAACACATTTAGGCTCAAATTAGGCATTTTTTAAAGGAGAAACAAAATGGCAAGTCTAGCAGATATCCGTGCCCGTCTCGCGGCACAAGAAAGTAAGAAGTCAGGTCAGGGTCAACGTACCCAATCAGATAACGCAATCTATCCCCACTGGAATATGGAAGAAGGTACTACAGCGACCGTTCGTTTCCTTCCTGATGCGGATTCAAAGAATACGTTTTTCTGGGTCGAGCGTCAGATCATCAAGTTGCCATTCAATGGCGTCAAGGGTGATCCGAACATGAAGCAGGTTGTTGTGCAGGTTCCGTGCGTTGAAATGTATGGCGACAACTGCCCGATCTTGGCAGAAGTTCGTCCTTGGTATAAGGATGATACTCTCAAAGAAATGGCTAACAAGTATTGGAAGAAGCGTAGTTATCTCTTCCAGGGTTTTGTACGTCAAAACCCACTAGGTAATGATGTGACTCCTGCGAACCCGATTCGTAGATTCGTCATTAGTCCACAGATTTTCACTATCATCAAGGCAAGTTTGATGGATCCTGAAATGGAGAACATCCCTACTGACTTGTTGAATGGTGTTGATTTCAACGTTAAGAAAACTAGCAAGGGTGGTTATGCTGACTATTCTACTTCAAATTGGGCCCGTCGTGAAAGCCCACTCACTGAAGCAGAACAGGCTGCAATCGAGGCTCATGGTCTCTTTAATCTTGCTGATTTCTTGCCTAAGAAGCCAAGCGAAAGCGAACTCCGTGTCATCAAGGAGATGTTTGAGGCTTCAGTAGATGGCAAGCCCTACGATAATGATAAGTGGGGTGCGTACTATCGTCCATATGGTCTTGAGGCTCCGGCAGGCAATGTCCCTGAACCTCACGTCACTGAGACTACAACTTTGAATGTTTCGGCTAAGAAGTCTGTAGTTGAAGATGATGAGCCGGTAGAGAAGAGTGATCCAGTAGTAGTTCCTAAGAGTACTTCTAGCGACAAGGCGCAGGACATTTTAGCGATGATCCGTAACCGTCAACAGAAGGGTTAATTTGATTTGGGGAGGGTAACTCCTCCCCGATCTTTCTAACATAAGGATACTACCATGACACTACCAGACGAAAGATTCCGCGCACTAAAGCAAGGAAAGAAATTGCTTGAAGAATTATGCGATCCGGGCAAGACGCCTAGAGTGCCGAGCATCGTCCGTGACCGTGCCCGTGGCGCATTACGTCATTTCCCAAATGACTATGAGTTAGAACGTATCGCAGATAGTTGTCCTGAAATGCTTGACAAAATCGCATTTAGTGATAGACTATTAAAACGAAATATTATGAAGTAAGAGGAACATATGGCAAAAACAATTAAAGTAAACGAGAGTTTTTCTCTCAATTATAGTAGCCGTGAAGCAGATAGCGGTGATACAGTCATGGACTGTAATATCAGTTTTGATAACCCTAAAGATGACAGTACAATCATTCATAGATTGAACACTTGGCTAAAGGCTATCGGTCGTTCAGATATCGTAGTTGAGCCAAAAGAACATCCGAAGGGAGCAAAGTAACATGGCGAAACCATTCGATGTTAGTAAATTTAGAAAAGACATTACCAAGAGCATTGAAGGTCTCAGTATTGGTTTCAATGATCCTACTGATTGGGTCAGTACCGGTAACTACGCTCTCAATTATCTTATTAGTGGAGACTTTAACAAAGGAGTCCCACTAGGCAAGGTAACTGTATTCGCAGGTGAATCAGGTTCAGGCAAAAGTTATATTTGCAGTGGTAACCTAGTTCGTCACGCACAAGAGCAAGGCATTTTTGTTGTATTAGTTGATACAGAAAACGCACTTGATGAAGATTGGTTGAAGGCACTCGGTGTCGATACTGATGAAAGCAAGTTATTGAAGTTGAATATGGCAATGATTGATGACGTTGCTAAGACTATCAGTGAATTTATGAAAAGTTATAAAGCGATGCCCGAAGGTGAAAAGCCTAAGGTATTGTTCATCATTGACAGTCTTGGCATGTTGTTGACTCCAACTGATGTCAATCAGTTTGAAGCAGGTGATATGAAGGGTGACATGGGTCGAAAGCCCAAGGCATTGACTAGTCTTGTTCGTAACTGTGTGAACATGTTCGGCAGTCACAATGTTGGATTGGTTGCAACTAATCACACATATGCTAGTCAAGATATGTTTGACCCTGATGACAAGATCAGTGGTGGACAAGGCTTCATCTACGCAAGTAGTATTGTTGTCGCCATGAAGAAACTCAAACTCAAGGAAGATGACGAAGGCAATAAGATCAGCGAAGTGCGTGGTATTCGTAGCGCATGTAAGGTTATGAAAACTCGCTACGCAAAGCCTTTTGAAAGTGTTCAAGTCAAGATTCCATATGAGACTGGCATGAACCCATATAGTGGTTTACTTGATTTGTTTGAGAAAGCAAGCATGTTGACTAAGGAAGGTAATCGACTAAGTTATACGACAGGTGATGGAGAGATCATCAAGTTCTTCCGTAAGGGTTGGGAAAGTAACGAAGATGGTTGCTTAGACAAAGTAATGTCTGAATATCAAAACCGTGAAACTAAGATAAGTAATACAAATTCTGACACGGAGGAATAACAGGATGAGTATTACTGTCATAGCAGAAGTATGGGGTGCATTGAGAGGAGAGATGGATGAAAATAATCTATCTTATGCGGCAGAAGCATTGGTCAATGTATTGATCGATAATGATTTTGAAGCAGCCGATATCAAAGAAGCGTTCCGTCGCGATCCAGCAGTCATGGACGCATTGCGCGATTACAAATCTCAATTCGAAGAAGAGTTCGAAGAAGAAGAGTATGAAGAGGACGAAGATCACGAAGACGATGAATGGTGATAGATGAACTGGTACACCAGAATCACTAGCGACCTAAGTCAAATACCTGATTTCATAATTCATTATGAATCAGAATTAGAGCAGGCAAAATATGATGTCCGGGTAAATGGAAAAGTTGAAAAGAACATTTCTAATTTACCCGGAGTCACAGAACACAGATTCAATCAACTACAAGAGATAGAAGCAGTATTGAACTATCTCAATATCCAATTACGTAAATTACGCAGGAAATATTTCCAAAAATACTTAGAAGGGTACAATAGAGCCTTGACAAGTCGTGATGCAGAGAAGTATACTGACGGTGAAGATGAAGTAATTGATTTCGAAGTATTGATCAACGAAGTTGCATTACTTAGAAATAAATGGCTTGGTATCATGAAAGGACTTGATAGCAAGCAGTGGCAATTGGGCCACATCGTACGGCTGCGTACAGCCGGTATGGAAGATATAACGGTGAGTTAATATGGGAACTAGTTCAGTGCAAACTCTCAAAAACAACACAAAAAGGTCATGGAGTCTAGATGATATATTCAAGCAGGTTGAGGGCGAGTTGGCCCCGGACACCACTAGGACATATCTAGAAGATATATTGGCTATCAGTTGTTGCATACAACGTTTGTCTAATAGTGATTCAAATAGATTTAATAGAAGTTTGAACAGTCCTGAATTGCCGGCGCAGGTTAATGACCTTGATCGTCAAAAGGCAGAAAATATCCGCAAGTATTATAAGGATAAACTATTGATGTTGACCTTGCAAGGTCGCGAACTGACTAAGTACCGAAAGGACTTGCAGAAATTCTTACATGGCAATCCACTACAAGTTCCTGATAGCCTAGCAGGCATCGTGTATCGCTTGCCTTATTTCTACGATTACGATAAAGAGATTGACGGAATCTTTCAATCTAGTTATTTTAAAAACAACAATCTTCCTAACATGCGCGAACCTGTTCAGCGTGACTTAAAGTTCTTAAAAAGAATAGAGAATCAACGCCGTCGTATGAACAATATAGAGTACTGGTTTGAAGATGATAAACTAAATAAAGTTATGTTCTCTATCACCGGTGATAATCCATTGTTAACATTGTTAGATAGACATATCGGTAATACCGGCCTGTCGATCACGGGTAAGTATTTCCTCAGGAAAAAAGATTTAAACGAATATTTTGTGATGGAAAAATGGTCGTTTGTATGAGCGAAAAAACAGTATCATTGATATTGGCATTCCTATACACTAAAAAATCAAAAATATTTTCAAACATCCACACATCCACACACGAAGGTAGAATACCTTATATATCGGTGACTTTCAACTACACAGGATCTCAGGTAGACATTCTTGTGTACAATGATGCATTCATAAAGGTAAATGTAGACAAGAAGGCTTGGGCTATATGTGATGGCATCAAGACACTACGCGATGCTATCTATAAAATTGAAAGTTATAACTATGGCAGGGATGATTAATGAGCAGGCAGGCAGTAGAAAAAGTGTTACGTGCTATAGAATGTATGACACTAGAGGATCTTAGAAAATACCCTGAATTAGAAAGATCAGTCCCGCTTCTTTATGAAGCATTACAAATACAAGATGTTTGTGATCATATTTTCGTAAATGGTGTTTGCATATGCGGAATGAACGAACATGAATATAAATAAAAATCATGCGCATTTTACGTAATTTAAGTAGTATCAATGATTCGTTGCCTAGTGAAGAAAATAGAAGATTATTTAATGTACACATATGGCCCTTCTTCATTGAAGAAGGTTGGGAATATGTTGACAATATAAAAGACGCGGATGTAATCCCGCTACTTCATAATTTCAACCCTATCAATAGTGAGATATTAAAAAGACTCACTACTAAACAAATAGTAATAGTATTGGCGATATTTCATATCGATGAGAGATACGATAGAGAACATTTTTTAAAAATGTTAAAAGATTATAGGGAAGTATTTCCCAATACATATGTCGTACACAAAAATCTTGCAGCCGGCACTGGAGACGGATTGATACATTATGATATAATGTTTAATCGTCATAAACTCTATTATCATGATTATCATAAGATTGAAAATCTAGTGAACTCTTTGCCTATAGGTAGTAGAGAGATAATATGGACTACTGGTGCTAACAAAGAGATGTTTAATATTCCTGAAGGAAAAGATGATCCTAGTATTTGTAAAGCATATTTGTGTCCTGGTTTAGTATATCACGGGTTGTTCATGCCTAGGATGAGATACCGAGCCGGATTAAAAGATTATCTACGTAGGCTTTATGAGAAGAAGGGATTTATTAATAGTGCTGGCAACAATTTTCTACCCAACAATCCTAGCCAATCAGTAATAAACACCATTCAGAATCCAGAAGGTTCCGGAGGTTATTGGTATCCTATCGGAGATGAATTTTATAAAAGAACATATGTTTCTATATATGTTGAAACATTGTGTTCATCTGGGTGGAACACAAGGGGCATGACTGAAAAAACACTAGATCCTTTGATCAAAGGTAATTTCATACTACCATTTGCATATTCAGGTTTCATCGAAGATGTAAAGAGTTATGGTTTCAAATTACCGAACTTCATAAACTATTCATATGATAGCATCCTAGATAACGACAGAAGATTTTTTGAATTTATGTTTTCTATCGATATGATGTTTCGAGACGTTCAAGATTTTAGAAAAGCATACGAAGAAAACAAGCACATAATAGAGCATAACAGACAAGTCTTCAAAGACAGGGCGTATGATACA